TAATTCCGTGATTTGAGAGTCTACTGTAGACCGCTCCTCACGCAGTTGTTTTGAATTTTTCATTTAAATTTTCGCTCTTAATTGTTTGTATTTGCGCTCCGTATCAACCACAGAACACATATCTTCTTTTTTCTCAGCTTCTTTCGCTGATTCCAAATCTCGTTTTGCCACCGTTGTATCTGGGTATGCTGGTACTGTTACTGGACCTAACTCAATAAGTCTTTCAACTTGCTTGATAGTACGCTCATCCATTCCATCTTCGCCCTTTCTCCATTCCGTGCCGCTATCAGCCACAGTAAACATGAAACTAGAACCCTTTACATTACCAACTCTCACATTTTCTAACAAGTCATTGCCAGCCGTTGTGTTGGGTGCTTCAAACTCGTATCTTAGACCGTAATCGTCAACCGACAACCGTAAAGTATCGGAGTCCGCACGTGCCAGCACGTTGTTAAAGTCATGGTTGAATGTCGCGATCACGCCAGACATATCTACGTTATCAAATGCAGTTCGCTCCATTTTCTCACGAAACCAGCCTAAATTGCTAGACCATTTGTTGAATACTGCACCATAGCCAGTAATTGTACGGCTTTCCGTGCCATCCTCGTTCATTCGTATTTCTATCGAGCTTTCAAACGCTCTTTTTTCTGTATTACTCATTTCCCCCTTTATTATTAGGTTTAAAATCTTCTCTTTCGTTAAAAGGTACCTGGTTGTTTATACTTAATAGATAATCATCAATACCACCTTGTAAATCTTCAAAGTTTCTCGCTTCGCTAGGCTTTAACCAACTGTTCTGAATGCCTTTTGCGTAGAACTCACCACGTGCAGCCATGTCGCCTCTCATCAATCCATTAACGTCGTAACGCCATTTGTATCTCATGCGTTGATCCTCTCGCAGTAGCTTTTTATTTTCTTCCTCAAACTTGTGTACATAGTTCATAATCGTGTACTGTACAAATTGAGTGTTCGTATTTTCAACGTTGTTGTACTTAGCATCACCCATCTCATTAACTAAGTGAGTCGGCACGCCCAACATTGTAGCTATTTCCGCTTTCTGAAACTTTCTGTCATCTAGGTATTGTGCATCCTGATGGTTCATCTTTAATGGGACATACTTTTGACCCTTGTCAAGTACTGGAGTCCCCATATTATCAGCACCCAAACTAACATTTGCCCAATTTTCTCGCAGATTTCGCTTTGTTTCTTCGTTCAAACTGCCTTCTAACTCCAAATAACCACTACTCAAAAACCCTTTATCATAGCTATTTTTGCCGTATTTCTGGGCTGATATAGTCGCCCCAAGTTGGTTTTTGTAGGCTTGAATTGGGTTTATACCCACATAACCATTGTGGCTTAAACCCTTAATGTGATACATATCTTCGTATAGCACCTTGATAGTGCCTTTTTCTTGATATTGTACTTCATAAACCACCGCATCGTCATACACGTATACCGTAACGTTATCTGGGTGTACTATTGAAAGCCCAATAGGTTGATATTGTGCATTTCGGCGGATTAGGCTATACCCGTTGCCGTAATTAATTACACTTTGCATCATGTACTCGTGCCAGTTGTAGCTATTCATATTTTGATTAGCCATGTCGGTAATCAACGGAACACTTGGGTTATCGTATATTGTCTTTCTATCGTTGTCGGTTGTTTCAACTAAGTGTTTAGGAAGTCCTGAGATCGTACCAGCTAGAATCTGAGAACATCTATTCCAGCTCGCTATTCCGCTAACTGAATCAATATCAACTGACGACGTACCAAACCCATACCCATAAAAACTATTGTAATATGGATTGAGTTGGCTTGCTTGCCTTTTTTCTGCTCTCGTGATTTCTAGCCCTAGTATTTTCATTACTCTGTTTCTTCTTCTTTCTCGACTAGATTGTAGCTTTTATCTAATTCGTACTCTTTATCCGAATCGACATCTGCACCCTCTAGTATTGCAGTAATGTACGCAGATCGCACACCGTTTATCTGGTTAGCTTTCGCTTGCAGTTCCGCTAGTTGTTTTTCTAACCCTTTTAAAGTCTTTTTTTGCTTATCCGTTGTTGTTATCATACCTCCCAATCGTTTGCAGTTGTACCGTATTGTGCATCTTGCTGAGTTAAATAAAGCAAGCCAGCCGTTAAATTAGCTTTCACTATGTCCTCTTGTGTTGGGTCAGTTGGATAGTTAATGTCCAATGTAGCATAAAGAGCATTTACCTCCGCCCATGATAGCGACTTACTGCTATTCCAATTCAAGATTACCTGAGTGTATGTGTCGTTACCATCCTCGTCTTTGATCACGTCACCGTTCTCATCTTTTGCGAGAACCAAATAGTAATACGCACCCTTTACAATTAATCCGCTATCGGTGTACGTTGCGTTGAATATCCCATTGTTTAGGATAGCTTGTTTGCCAGTCTTCGCATCGACTAAAACCTCGCTTTTTGTTTTTACTGTTGTTAAAAATTCTATCATCTTTTTTATACTGCTGTCCAATTGGCTAAACCTGCATTGTAATATTGAAACTGGTTAGCCGTTGTGTTATAAATTAAAAGCCCGTTTGCTGGGCTACTTATTGCATTTCTTTCCGTTGTTGTCATACGTGGTAACAATGCACCTTGTGTTGTGCTAGTCAAGTCTAAAATACTACTTGCATCTGGGCTTGTTGTTCCTATGCCCATAGACACCCCACTTGTCATATCAATTCTAATACGCTCACTACCAGCCCAATTTTTTATTTTTAACAAATTGTTAGGACCAGAACTGTAAGCAGGCGAAAAAATACCAAGTGCATTGTTGTCGCTAAATTCTATTATTGCCGAACTGTCTGTTAGGACAATGTTCTCTCTTGCGTAAATTCTACCGTCATTTCTAACCCTAAACAAATCCCCTCCCGTGTTACCAAAAGAGTTAATCTGGAATGCATCGGCTGTTTGTCCGTTGCTTAAATCAAGTCTCCAACCTACAAAATCATTACTTAATGAGGTGTGAAATTTAGCTGATGCTGCACTCGTAACACCTAACCCAAAAGTACCATATGCTACGCCTGCTCTGAATCTTGCAACTTCGGTAGCACCACTCCATATAATAGTATCTGCGTTACTTACCAAATTGGCTTGTCCCGTTCCAAAATGAATATCCCATGTAGAACCTGTGCCTGTGCGCTCTAGTCTTAAAGCTTTGTTCTCACTATTCTCAACAATATGAGTTTTGGCTTGCGGGCTTGTTGTTCCTATGCCTACGCTGCCAGTTGAATCTATTACAAAAATATCTCCCGTGTTTACTGATGTGGAGCTTATATTTAAAAAATCACCAGATGAACCAGTAAACCCAGTTACGGACAAAACATTGAATGATGCAGTACTAGCTCTAAAATCGAACCACGACTGTGGGCTCCCAGACATCCCTACCCCAAAAGTTTTATTTGCGTTTATTTGGAAAAATCTTGTCCCATTTTCTCTGACATCAATATACCTTGTTAAATGACCACTAAGAGTATCTAAGTACAATGGCTCTACAGTAGTAGATGACGTTTTTGTGTAAATACCACCATCACTATTTACCCTAAACAAATCCCCTCCCGTGTTACCAAAAGAGTTGATTTGGAATGCGTCGGCGGTTTGACCATTGGCGAGGTCAATCATATATGCAACTGCACTATGTTGGTTGTTATTGTGACTTACTGTGCCATTTATTTCTAAAGCATCACCAAGAGTATTAGTGAAACTCGCTAATCTATAGGCATTTGCTCTTGTCATTGTTAGAGTTGTAGATGCAGATGCTGTTATATTTCCTTTAGCAAATTTTACACCATTAGTCGAAATGTTTAGTATATCAGTACCATTAGACTGAAACTTAGCAAGAAAGTGATTATCGTTTGCACTAACAGATGAATAAGCATCAAAAACCCATGATGGAGCAGTTGATGAATCTTTTGTCGGGTCTAATACCGCTTGCCCATTTGTTCCAGTATTATCACCTATTGTGATACCACCATCTGCACCTACCTTTAACAAATCCCCTCCAGTATTACCGTAAGAGTTGATTTGAAATGCATCGGCAGTTTGTCCGTTGGAAAGGTTGATTGTATGAGCTACATCATCATCAGCTAAGTCAACACGTACAGACATATCTTCAAAAAATGCAAGATTTGATGTCGATAAATTTACTACCCCATTGGTTGTTGACGCATTGTAAATTTTAGCCCCATTTAATAATAATGTACCATTGTAAATAAAGCCACCATTAGTTCGGAAACTACCATGAACTTGCAGTCTATAACTTGTTGAAATAGATCCACCAATCGCCACATTTGTCCCATCAAAAACTAAATTTGAACTAGTCGCAAACGTATCCCCATCATTAAACATGATGCCGTTTGACGTGCCACCCGTGTAGGATGAACCCTCAGATGCGCTAAACACAGTTTTAAGACTCGCAATCGTTACCTTTTTGCTCTGGTCTGCATCCAGGTCAACAATCTCCAAAACATCAGTATCAGCAACGCTGCCACCAGTCAATTCGGTTAAATCTGTTATCTTAAAACTAGCCATTTATGATTCTATAATCCCCACTTTGAATAACTCTATAACCACCGCTTTGAATGATTCTAATTCCATCTGGTATCTGTGGTATCAATGTCCCTACCGTACTAGCTACAACAGTATTTGCAAAAGTCCGTTGGTCCGCCGTGTTAGCAAACCCTTTTTGATTTGCCGTCGCTCCAAACTTCTTTTGATTACTGCTAGTTGGCATATCTTACATTAACCCATGAATCATCTATCACACCCTCCGTACCATCTGCCAACGTACATTTACTTTGAATACTGTAACAACCGATTGCCCATGTATCAGTAGTTGTATCAGGTATTAAAATAGTTGTTATTCCGCTTGCTGGCGTAGTGTGTGATGTTGTTGTAACCTCTGCAATGTCTGAACCGTTACGATCAATTACAGTTGTCACAATACTTGCCCCCGTTAAATCTACTGCTTCACCGTTATAAGTCACGGTCAAAACCATTGTCAAGTCACTACCTTGTACGATGTCGTAGTTATTAGTTGTGGGCATAATACAAAGGTAATGCGCCACAAGTGTATTTTTTTTAACTAAAAAAGGGGCTATCCTCTCGGATAAACCCCTAATACAAAGAAAGCATCTATTCTTTTAACCCACTTTTTTAGTGGTGTTTAATTACGTTATTGCGTATAAATACTGTTGTGCTTAATTATTTTGCTCGCATCCGCTCATAAACAACGATAGCAAGTTTAAGCCACCTTGGTATATCTTTATTTGGTTGAGTAACCGACTTTACAGAATCAGCACTATTACCCGTAATATCTGCAATGTCTGAGTTAGTTAACCCTAGCCTCGATTTCATTTCTTTGTATCTGTTATGCCAATTCAATTTCATCTGCTTTAAATTCGTGTTTGATTTTATCAAAACCATAGGAAGATTTAGTGTCGTGTGATGCTTCGCAAAAATATCTGACCTTACCACTTAATCCTTTTTCAATTTCTAATATCCTCCAAGTCGTTAATTGTGTGTGTTGAGGAAGTTTTGATTTTACTAATTGACCTACTTTCATTTTGTTTCGTTTTAAACTAATAATACTCAAATGTAAACATAAATTTACAAACCACCAAATAAAAGTAAATATATTTTATCAGAACCGTTAGCAATCATTACTTATGCCCGTTCTGCCACTTCCAGAACTTTGCCTTGAAACTCTCATAGTTCTTATACGGATTCCATGCGTTGAACTCCATCTGAACCCTGTCGACTACCATGTAATACGCTTGCTTTCTGCTTACATTGTGTATGTGACTCGTTTTTAAAACCGCCTCACACAATTCGTCGTAATTCGTATCTGCTACTATCTTGTTAACGTTCATATCATAACTAATTTACCACCCGATTCGCTTAAGTAACTATCATGTTCTTTTTTCTTTGTCGGATCGGCTGCATAACTCAACGCCATAACATTTGATACTATACCATCTATCTTGGTGTTTGGTGTTTCTGGCTTCTTTTTTATTGGTCGCATTAAATTATTAAACTGGTGCAACGAGCAACAATCATTCATCCAACTCAATACTGGATTCCCTAAATGGTTAAATCGTTTAGCTAATGTCAACTCAAATAACATACTAGTCCCAAATGTCATGTCTTTGGCTCTTTGCTGAAATTCTGTGACATGAACATTATTTTCTTGCAAAGGAACAACGACATCGGTAGACATTGTTGGATCATACAAGATAGTTTGTATGTCATACGTTTTTACAGTCTGCATAATCTTGTCTACAATATACTTTCTGTCAATTGTATTGCCTGGTGTTTCTATGATTAAACCATTATCTATCCATGTCTGATATTGTATTAGTTGTTTTGGGTCAATTCCATCAATGCTTTTTTCTTCTGGTAAAAAGAACCAATTAAGACTCACGTAGTTGTCATCTCCTATTGGAAAAACTAAACTATAAGCGGTAACATCGTTTTTACTAGACAAATCTAATCCACCGTAACATAACCTACCTTTAAGCGTTTCTACATCAAATTCCCATTGAGACTTAGCCCATACATCTGCGTTTATCCATTGGCTGCTCGTATTGTTCCAGATATTTAAATGATACCGAAAAAACTTTGCCTTATTAAATCCGCTAGACTTTGCTTTTGTGATTTCATCTAACCAGAACTCACGAGTAATCGCACCAGGTACTAAGTAGTTTGGATTACATTCCGCAAACACCTCCTCACTAGCCCAGTCATCTAACCCTTCGTCAATCCTATCTTTGTCAGCACAATAAATGCAAACTAGTAAACTATCATCTTCTCTGTGGCCTTGTGTTACCAATATGGCGTGTTCCCTACGTTGGTAGCTTATACCTTGTAAGTCCTCGCCAGCCGTTGTAATGGTAACGCTTAATGGATTTGATCGTGTTGCCATTGACTTCTCAGCCACCTCGATTAAGTCACCGTTTTTATGCTCATGCTCCTCGTCAATGATTACCAAGTTTGGCGCTTGACCATCTTCGCCCCCAGCTTCTTTGGACCATACCGAATATCTTTTTTCTCCATCATTCCTTAGTAGTACGTTGCTACTTCGGTAGTGGGTTATTTGCTCGTTTAGTTCTTTGTTAGTTTTGATAGACTTGGCTACCATGTCAAAGACAATTCTTGCCTGTTTTCTGCCCCATGCCAATCCTACTAACTCCGCACCCAATTCTGGTTCTATGTGCATGAAAATCTGAACTAGAGCAGCAATTAAACTAGACTTGCCATTCTTTTTTGGCACTTCTACTCTAAGCCTACGAAACTTTCTAGGGTAAAACTCTTTAACTATTTCCCCAGCCTTATTTTTAATGACCTTCTTTTGCTTGTGCTTCCACCCAAATAAAGGTCTAAGTATCCTATCCTTTTGCCATTCTTCTAAAACCAGATTTTGACCTGCCAAATCTCCTTTAGAGTGGTAACACTCGTTTTCAATATAGCGTATAACGCTCTCGGCTGATTCTTCATCATACCAGTATTTGTTGGTGTCTATCTTAGTAAGGTCGGTGAAATAACTCATTTAACTATGCAGATATTTTTGCTAATTCATTTTGATAAGCTAAATGGGCATCATACTCATCATTAAAATACCCTACGTGCTTAATCTTGCCGTTAATTGTTATAGATGCCTTCCATTTTTGATAGTTCTTATACCAATAAACCCCAACATATTTGCTAGTACCTCCAGTTTTATCTTTTGATGCGTTTTCTCTTTGAGTTATTAATTGTAGATTATCCAATATATTATTTTGGGGATTGTTGTCAATATGATCTACAACTTGCTTCTGACCACAAGGCTTGTGATTCAAAAAAGATATAGCAACCAATTGATGAATTTTTTGGGTTTTCGTTTTACCGTTTTTTGATAGACCAACCATTAGATAACCATTAGTATCTGGGGATGGTTTTAGAACTCTACCTTTGTGTTTTCTACTTCCCCATCTACCACATGACACAGTCCTATCCAAACTCCTAACTCTACCCATGTCGCTTACCTGATATAAACCTTCATATCCTGGTATGTCTTTCCATGTTTCTTTCATAGCTTATACTTCGGTTTATCTTCTTTTTCTTCTGGCTTGTTAGCCAACATTACACTTCTGCGACTACTCGGAGTTAATCCAAACTCGGCACTCAGTTTCGTTAGTAGCTTCTTTTCCTCTCGCAATTCTTTGAATATTGGGTTCACAACTCTGCCCTTTTCCGTGTATTCTACTCTTTGCTCATTGGCACAAATAGCTTCTAACTTGTTACAAGCATCATACGTTAAACACCATTGTGTAAACATCGGTAAATCAACAAACCCAACCCAACCATATACCTTGCCAATGTGCATCAATTCACGTGTCCAAATGTCAGCTTGCTCTTTTGTAAAGCTATCTGGTGGAGTAGGCATATTATCATGTCCGACAAAAGCAAGCGCACCAGTATCGTCAACATCAGACGTATGTCTAGATGGTCTGTAATATCCTTTGTCTTTTACTACCGCTATCGGTTGTGGCTTTTGTCCTCTTTTACCCATACTTTGTATCCTTTCTATCCCTGCACCCTTTCCAACTTTTCAATATTAGCACGCAAGAAAAAAGAAG